GTTTTATAGGTTATCAAGTTTTCGATTTATTGCAACAAGAATTTCGACCATTGCAGGCAATATGCGGGTGTATGTTCGAATATCTGCAACATTACCATTCAATTGAATCATAATATCTCGGATGTCAAAAGTCACATTACGCGTATCCATATTGATCGATCGAAGCAGCTCCATACCATTGACAAGGATGTTCATTTTACCTTGCATGTCAGTAAAGCGACCGTTGAGTTCGTCGCCTGTGTCTTGGGACATTGCCTGAAAACCGCGTGAAGTAGCATTCTGGGTAGATGCCTGATTGTCGGATAGCAGAGAACCTGCCCATCCATATTTATCATCTAAATATTTTTGTAAGTCATCAGCCATTTTATAGGCCTCCTCTTGTTCCTCGGCTGAAAATACCCCATCTAACCAGAACTCTTGCAATCTCTCGCGAATTTTCTTCATGGCTTCGGAAGATTGTATGGCAGATTTAATACTTTCTATTACCATTTGACGCATCATATTCCGAACCACATCTCGTGCGGTTCTTGCCCGATCTTCCCCGTTTGCCCATGCATCGGCGTAAGCTGTCGCGAAATTGTCAATCGCAGATTTTAGATCTTCGCCAAAAATTGCATCTAAGGCCTTTTCCTTATTTTCTTCTATTTGTTTATTTATCTCATCGATTTGATTTTCCCATTCTTTGATTCGTTCTTCATCCGTGTCTTTTTTACTACGCTCTTCTGCTATTTGATTTTGTATCAATATTTTTTGCTGTTCGAGTAATTCATTCTGTTGTTCGATAAGTTCAGAAGCATCTGTAGAGTATGCCTCTTCAACGGCCTCCCCGAGTTCATCATATGATTTTTCGAGAGCATCAATTTGACCTTGTAAGCGCTGAATGTTACGTTCTTTTCGTCGATCTCCGCTGAAAAGGTTTATCAGGCTGGTGATAGCCGACGCAGTTCCTTGAATGCCTTGAACAATATTTCCAGATGCGAATCCACTCACAGCTTGTGCTGCTCCGCCTACAGCACCTGCAATGTTGTTAATGGAGGCCGTCGTGTCTTCATCTGCTCCTAATGCTGACGCAATAGAAGACACACCGCTTATTGATGCCGCAACGATGTCAAGCGCCTCCGCTACTGCTTGCCAGGCATCTTCACGTAGCTTTACAGCTCGAAGATCATCCCCATCTGCAAGTGCCTTTTTATAAGCCTTGAAGTTTGCCGAAATACTTGCGAATGGATTCTTCCGAGTGGCTATATCTGCTGCTTGGTCAAGTTGATCTGTTATTGCTTTGAGGTTTATCGGATCAAAATCGGCATTTTTGAGTTGTTCGTTGATATTGTCTATAATACGCCGTATCTCTCTGCTTGATAGGGCGTCGAGGTTTTGGAACAGATTAATCCAGTCATCGGTTTTCATCAGTTCGTCCACCTTGATTTGTCCGATTTCCTCTGTTTCATGTTTGTCGATTTGAGGAATAAGGTCGGAGCGGCCGTTCTTTGTTGCTGTTTCCCTGTCTTTGGCGTGTTTCTCGCGTATCTTGGCAATCTTATCCTCCATCGTACCGTATTTCTCGACAATGGTATTTAGGCTGGCCGCAATTTCCGCTTGGTCGATCTTGATACCCAAATCGGTCGCTTGCTCTTTGGTGATATTTCCAGCCTTCAGAGCATCTTCTACCCACTTGCGGAACTCCTCGTATTTGTCTTTTATGCCTTTGATGCGGCGATCTTCTTCCGAGAGCGTGTCATCGGTGATCTGCTTGTATATCTTGTCAAGCTCTTGGGCGTATTTCAGTTCTATGGCAGCTCGGTCATCGGCATTTTTTTGCTGAATATTCGATTGCCTTTCCTGAAAATCTTTTGTTTGATCTGCAGTTATGATTCCACCCTGTGCGGCTTTTAGTTTCGATTTGTCCTGTTCAAGTTTATCCAGTTCCTCTTTTGTGCGCAGGTCTATTTCGGCCAGCTCTTTCTGCTTGCCATCTTTCAAAATATCGATGCGCGATTGCTGAAGGGCCTTATCATTGGATAGAATAAGATCGGATAGCTCTTCCTGGGCTTTGGCGGCATCCGTCTCCGTTTTGCCCGAAACGCTGTATTGTTTAATTTTCGAATCGTATTCGGCGATTTTGGCGATCAGCTCATTCCATTTCGCTGTCCCTTTCAATGAAACGTCCATCGCTTCGAGAGCTGCCTCCGCCTCCTTCTTCTGTTCTTCCCAATAGGATTTGTTGCGTACTTCTTTGGGCTGTTCTGGTGTTTCGGTATTTGTAGAACTTTGGGGTGTTGGAGCTGTAATACCGAATCGTTTGCGGGCCAAATCATCTGTTTCACGCAGTACCTCTTGTGCTTCAACTATATTCGCTATAAGTTTTGCGACACGTCCCGTATATACTTCAAATTGGGTTGTTAGCCCCAATGCTCCGCCTATTGTTGCTTCAAAATCTTTCAATCCACTTATACGTAATATCCCCGCCGAATTTTGAAGAACTTTTATCGAACCGTCGCTTATGGCTTTTTGTAATTCAACGCCATACTGCGTACCCAATTCATCGCCGTATTTTTTTATAAGTTTGTTGAAAATTTTGTCATAGCTTTTGGTTGCCGTTTGCTCGAACAAATCAGTCTGCTCCCGTGAGAATTTTTCGTATTGACGAGCGTTATAAGATTGCAATATTGCATCAGTAAGACTGTTATATTTTTGAGCGAGAGTTTCAACCGTAAGTGTTTCGGCTTTTAGTCCGGCGTCATATTTACCGAATTTTTCTATTATTTCGTTACGAATTTTGTTATATTCTTCCGTTCCCTCCTTTGCCGCTTGTAATTTCCCTTTAAGCCTGCCTAACTCCGATTGTTCTACTGCCGCAGAACTTGCCGCTTCGGCTATACTGTCATTCAGCTGCTTTTGGGATTTTGCCGCGCTATATATCCCGTCTGAATATTTCCATACGGCGATCCCAATAGCGGTAAGGACACTCAAAGCCAACCCGAGCGGATTAGCATTAAACGCCGTATTAAATAACAACTGTGCATCCTTTGCGGCGGTTATACCTTTCGCCAAATCAAAAAATGCTTTGATATTTGCTGCGGTTACAACTATTTTTTGTGCCGCTGCGGTCAAGATCAATGTTGCTTTGTAGGCACCGTATGCCGATACCAACGGAATTAGAATATCCAATACCTTTTGGTAATTCTCGACAAGTGAAATCGTACCCTTGAGCACACCCGTGATGACGCCTTCCTGCGATTTGCCGAGGTCGTTGAACATCATGTCGAGAGCATCGCCGAGATTGGAGATGAGGCCCGTAATGGTTTTGGATTGCTCCTGCATCAGGTTGTGGAACTTCCCGCCCTCGTTCGTCATGCTTTCAATAGCCTTCTGCACCTCTGGAAAGCCTATTTTGCCTTCCGTGACCATCTGTGAGATTTCTGCGCGGGTCTTGCCGAGTTGCGTTGCCAACTCTCCCGCGAGGTCGATGCCTCGGCTTTGGAACTGCATTACGTCACGTGTGTATAAACGCCCCTGTACGGCCGTCGTGCCGTACAACCACGTGAGGTCTTGCAGGTTCAGTCCCAGACCGGCCGCAACATTACCGAGCCGAGTCAGTGTGTTGGTAACATCCTCTGCTGCGAATCCATATGCGAGAAGCTGGCGGGCGCCGCTGGCCACGCCTTGCAGGTCAAACGGCGTTTTGGCGGCCAGTTCGACCATTTGTGACATCAATGCATCAGCCTTTTCTTTACTTTGGAGCAGAGTTGCGAAGGCCACTTCGAGCTGTTGAAACTCGCCACGAGTTTGCGCGATTTGTTTCACCAGCCCCGCAAGCGACACTCCGACGCCGATTTGTCCGAGGGTGGTAGCCAGGCGACGCATTGCAATATCCATACGGTCGGCGTCCGTCACGACACTGGACGTTACGGTTTTGGCCGTTTTCTGAAGTTCACGGAACTTGCGAATTGCTTCATCGTTATCTATGACTACGGTAAGGTTTATACTCATAATACGATGACGGTTTTATCTTTATTGATTTCTACCTTTGATCCGCTGATGTTCACGACTTTTATTACGGCATAATTCGAAGCGTTGATTGTGGCCGAGGCTCCATGCATAAGAATGACAGTGTGGACGAAATCTACTCCCGAGGCTTCTATTTCAGCCGACGTATTGCCGACTAAGCAAATGTATTTTCGCTTGTCGAGCCTTATGCATCCGCAATCCACATACATGTTGCAATCACTCACTTCGTTTTTGTGAGCTTGAAATATTCCCAGCGGAGGGAAATTGTTTTTATGGCAAAATTCAAGTCCTTGTGGCGTAAAAAACAGAGAGGTCAGGGAGTGAAAATTTTTCACTTTGTCCAGTCGTTCGCAGGCGCCGAGTGCGGACGCGGATTTTAGGATGTTGTCAAGCATATAAATTATTTCGTTTGTTATCGTTTGCCTCCTGCCATCAGAAGAAGTGTGTTCATTGCATTAGGATCGTTCATGTCAATTATATCGGGAACTTTTGATTGTTCATTGTTGGGAATATTAGTTGTTGATTTACTTTTACAATCCGTTTTTAGAGCGTCGGAAATCATAAGCTGTACGTTAGCCCATGAAATCCCCCAAAGAATATATTCAAGAGTCCAATGATAGCGGTTTATAAGATTATCTATTTGTCCCCAGATACTGCGCCCTCCGTAGTGGCTATCCGCTCCGCTGTTGTCGTTGGGGAAATCATTACCCGCAGCGTTCTTACCAAGCGAATAGCGTTCATAAAATCCGCGTAGTAGGATTGAAATACGATGGTGGACAAAATGTTTGTAAGAGCTGTTGTATCCATTGTAGGGGACCAGTATATAAGTTTTGTCCGCTCTTTAAGCATATCTTCGATTTCTTGTTGCGTCCGAAGTGTGGCGATAGCGATTATTTCGGCCACCTCTTTTGATTTTTCGGAGCATATGGTCCACATACGTTTAACAGCACCCTCCATCTGTTCGTCGTCGAAAATCAGATCAAGGTCTATTAGTCGGCGACTTATCATCGCGAGTCGTCCGAGTTGGAGGGGGTATAGGTAAAGGGTTATTTGTTCTTTGTCATTGCCTTCAATCTCGAACGATTCAATTTTTTCAGTCAGTGTGTCAAGTGCACGTTGTTCTGTAAGGCGGCCGACTTCTTCTTTTTTCATATTATAAACTATTGTTTTTGCTCCCGCCCCGTCCTCGAGACGTGATGCAAGTCGTCAGCTTTCCAGCGGGATAGAGAATTTACAAAACGCTCTTGGTATATTCCGGAGTTGTAATCGGCCACCAGGAATAACCACCTTGTTCCGGAGCTAAAACTTTCGCAGATACTTGAATTTGGAGCGGGTCGGTTTTATTGATTCCACCACCCAATGTCGCTACATATTTTAACCTTGCAAAAGCGATGGAGCCTCCACTTTTGGAATCGAATACGAATGCTTTTACTCCTTCGTAAATCTCGCCTTTTGCAGGTTCTGTAGTTCCGAAGTAAAATTCCATCGTGTCGTCGTCAAAATCTACGACATTCCAAGTAACTTCTTTTGTGCCTGTCGTTTCGTCGATTGCAGAGTAAAATGGGTCTGCTTCTCCTTCCCGATAAAAATCATTACTGGAAGGTATCGCGAAATTGGTGGAAACACCACCATTATAAGGCTGACTGATTTTGGTGAAAGCCTTCATTAAGTCGGCAGCCTCAGCGTCTTTTACTCCTTTCGGGAGAGGATTACCTGCATGAACGGCTTTCAGTCCGATTATTTGTCCCATGTTTAATATTTTTTAAGTTTTACTTTGAGGTTTGAAAATGTGTAGGAGATCCCCTCCTCACTAATAAGAGTTTCATCGCTCACATCAAAGAACCAGCGTTCGTTGATAGGGTAGTATCCTATTGAATCGAAAGCGAGACGAGTTAGTTCGTTCAGACGGTTGCGATCGGGGTAGCGTTGCTCTTCACGACCGATTGTCGGTGTTGTGTCCGGTACATAAATGTTTACATTTACGGTTGCCACCTGCGAATCTCCGACGACATTTGACAATGAGCCTACGACGATAAATTCTCCCGAAGGATTATTCGGGTAGTGGTCCGCATACATCATCGGCACGGTCTTCCCTAACAGCGAATCCCGGATGCGATCCCAGACGAGTTTGAATATTTCCGTAGAGGTCAGGTTCATCGCTTTTTCGATTTTAAGAATCGAGCGAACTCCGCTTTGAGTTTTTCAGCAGTAGATTCCACCCAGTTTCCCGACCCTTCGAGAACGTCGAAACCTTTAGCCTCGACATATTTCGCGTATTCCATACCGGCTACCCATACGAGATATGTTTTGTTAGCGGGAAGTTCACGGGCGACAGACCGGGCATGTTCAAGCCCTTTGGCATGAGCTTCATCGGCACCTTTGTTCCCTTTAGGATTGCCGTCCGGTCTGACACGGCGGTTATACTTGAAAGATTCAGCAATGATTCTTCCGTATTGTACCACAACATACCCGATGGAGTTGCGTAGGTTACCCGTGTGATCGGTATAACTACCGTGTTCGCGGGCGTACTTCACCACTCTTTCCCCCAACGCCGACAACCATTCTACAGCTTTTCGGTCGTACTCTTCTTTTGCTCGCGCAAATTCAAGTTCCACCTCACGCCAGTTGGTACACTTTACAGCCATAATCTCGTGTTTTCGTAACGTTGTCCGCTTTTGTAGAATCCCTGTACCGGATACGACGCCGTGTCCTTGTCTTTCGGTTTGGCCTCAGTGCGGAGCGAACGGTCGAAGATGTTGAATCCTCGGCTGTCGAATATGCGTACTTTCGTCCCGATAGGAATTGGCTGTGTATCTGCAGGCATCGTAACCTCGAAAGAGTAGAGGAAGGCATCCCCGTTTTGCCCTTTGATTTGCTGTGCTCGTCCATTCTGACGGGCATTGCATCGTCCGATGACACGCCATTCATGCGCACCTTCGATCCACGAACCATCAGGATTTTGCGAGGCGTCCTCCTCGTACCACATTTCGAGCGTATAGGGGAATCTTACCATTGGTCGGAAATGTCGGTAATTTTCGATCGAGTATCGAACTCTTCGGCAATATCGTCCAGCCCGTTTTCCTTTGCGATATGGAAAATGCGCTTTTCCAGTTTGTCCGTGTACGACAATGAATAGCCCCCGTTGCTCTCACTCGCAAGAACAATGAGATTTCGCAGAATGGCGATTGTGGCTTTTGCCACGCTAATTTTATCGGTTACCGTATAGTCTGCTTGAGTGTCTATTCCCTCGTCAATGCAGGCCTTTTCTTTGAGGAAAGGATCCACATCGTAAGGATACAGACTTGCCGATATTGCCTCGAAATTCTTCATACAACTACGATTCTACGGTCAGCGAATAGATGCCGTTGATTTCGGTGATAACCGGAAGTGACAGCGACTGTGCTTTCGTGAACTCTACGCCGTTAGAGTTGTCGGTTTCGCCCTTGCCCCACTGTGAAATGCGGATGCGTCCGTAGTTAGAGTAGGTGACACCCGGCTCTTGCCGCAGCTCGTTGTCGGCATAGGCGTTCTTGATGACGCCCAGTTTGCCCGCAGGTACGAACACGAGGCTCTTGTCGTTCCACGGCGAATACTCCGTAAGTTTACCGTTATCCTGAATACGGGTCATGCGGCGGATGACTTCGAATGTCGGGAATCCGTTCGAACGCATAAACTCGTTCAGGTTCGCCAGCAACAGCGGTGTGGACGACTTGTCACTACCGAATACCGCCAACTTCATCTTCTTGTTGCGGAGGATATACGACAGGCGTTTCTGCGAGAGCAGAATGCGGTCGAACGTAACTTTGTCCTGTGCAGCATCGAGGATGGCTTGAATATCCTCCAGCGTATCGACCGTATCTTTATTGCCATCCGTCCATAACGTTTTCGCGGTGGCAATGTTCTCGCTCGGCATTTTGTAGTCGATCGTACCGCGCACACCACCCTCTGGGTTATTGGACGCGTCAAACGTGAATACGCCTTTGTTCGACAATGCTCCGAGGAAGATGATGTCCAGTTTCGATTGCACGGAGTTCACGACCTTCGTAACATTGTTCCACATCAGATTGATGAGCTGCTGTGTCTTGGCCGAATCGGACAGCATCCGCGAATCGAGAATCTGCAACACCTTACGATACTCTTCGATAGGCATCGAATAAGACATCTGGTGGGTTAATACCTTCTGCTTGATCGTTTCCAGTCCCTCGGTTCCCATGATAGGCTCCTTACCTTTGGAGTCGAGCGTTGCAGCGGCGACGCTCAAATTGTACGAGCCGATCAACTCCTCGAAGTTCAGTCCGACGGTGGGGGTGTCCCAGTCGAGGAATCGCTCGTAAATATTTTGGTCGAATAGCCGCTTACGCAGTTCAGAGGCGGCATCGATGCGAATCTGCACCTGTTTAGTCAGTTCGCCGAAAATGGATGAATAAAATACTTCGTTCATTGTTTACCTCCTCTTTTACTGTCGTACATACTTGATTTCGGGGTTGTTCTTCAGGCTGTAACCCTGAAGCCATGCAGCAGGGACGGGATAGGCTACATCCTTGAGGATGATACCTGCATATCCGGCCGATACGGTCTGGAATCCGTTATTGGCGGAATAGACCATGTCGGTTTCGACAACTGCATCAGGCAGATTGTCGTCCGAGAGGACATCTACGCCTTCAGTCGCACCCGTTACGGCCGCTGCGAACGTGATCACATCGTAATCTGCATTTTTGGTATCAATGCTTTTTACGGTCGAATTTGACTCGCCGACCTTAACCGCATCTCCTACTTGGAGCATGGAACCCTTCTTGACATGTGGAGCAGTGGTTGTGCCGCCCGACAGAACACGTGCACTCTTGCATATGGAACATTCCATGTTGTCGAAGTCGAGCTTGATCGGCGTACCTTTGGGAATCTTTGTCCCTTCGGGATAGGTTCCCTTCAGTTTGAAGTCCCCCGGCAATACGGCGAACTCACCGCGCCAGAATATGGGGAAACCGCCCTTTACTTTTGTTTTTTCAAATACGATTGCCATGATTTTACGTTTTGGTTACTCTTTGTCCGGAAGTGTTTCAGCCCACGCCTTTGCGAGTTCTTTGCCCTGCGCTTCGGGCGTGGACATCGGGAATCCCGAACCTTTCCCTTCCAGCCCTGCGGTAACCAGATTTTTCTGCACGTTTGCGAGGTAGTCGCCGATCGTTTTTTCATCTGCATCGTCGGCGATGACGAATCCCTCTTTCATGCGCCACTCCGGAATACCGAGTTCTTTTGCCTTTGCGGAGATGAGATTGGCCCGGTCGTTCTTGGCCTTTTCAGCTTTCAGAGTATCGCTCTCCGCTTTGCTGGCGTTGTAACGCTCCTCCTGTTGCTGCTTGTAGGCTTTGAACCACGCAGGTTCCTCATCGTCGGGTTCGTTTTTTTTGCCCTGCCCGCCCCCATTTGCAGGAGATGCCTCACTCTTTGCCTTGAGTTCGTCATACAGTCCTTTCAGTGCGTTGTACTCGGTGCGTGCACGATCAGCGTCAGACTGGAAAACTTTAAGGAAAGGTTCGACCCCGCTGACTGCGGTTTCAATTTGCGATTCATCGGTGACGGATTTTTCCAAAATGGAGGCTACTCCGTCGAGAGCCTTCGCTCCGAACCCCAAATTAGAATACTTGGTTTTCAGCGCTACGAGAATTTTCTCTTTCATGTTTTTTCGTTCTATATGGTTTCGAATAAATCATCATATTCGCACAAAAAAGGTCTGTCAGCCGACGCCAACAGACCCACTAACAATTACATGAAGGTTATATCGTTCTGCAACTGGTGGGCTGCGACTTCACAGCCTCTGCGACAAAAGTCAGTATGTTCGGCACATTATGCAAATTATATTAAGGGAAAATTCGTTAAAAAAAGAGGAGAGCAATTCTCACTGTCGGAAAATAGCTTTATTGAAATGATTCATTCCAAAAAGTGCGAAAAATAGTGCAAGAAGGAGAGGTATCCCGCAATGGGAAATTAGATTGGGTTTGTGTCTAAATTGTGTGCCCGACTAAAAACAAACCAGTCACCTACAGGGCTGTAAGTGACTGGTTTTCTGTGTGGTGCCACCGGGAATCGAACCAGGGACACAAGGATTTTCAGTCCCATAATTATATTTTTGAATAATTATGTGTTGTTTGAATTTTTATATGAAAATCAATGTTTTAAGCTTCCAAATGTGGCGATTTTATTTTGTTTATTTTTATCTATTTTTGTTTGTTTTTGTATTTTTGTGTCGAAATTGTGTGTTGAAATAATAATTATCCTATCAAATGAACTATTCAAAAGACGGAATAACAGTTGCGCCCATAATAGATACGAGTCATCCGAAAAAGAACGGAAAGTGCCCCGTAAAAATTCGTGTAACCTATCGCCGGGATCGTCGCTATTATCCGACGGGCAAAGACCTTACCTTGGATGAGTGGGAAGGTCTGACTACAACGAAGGTTCGCGCCCTTGTGGCCGTTCGTAAAGATATAGAAAGCAGTTACCAAATTGTTCGTGGGGTTGTTGAGGAATTGGCACGCGACGGTATTTTTTCATTCGATAGCCTCAACAAGCGATTGAAACGTTCGGGGGTTGATACTCTTAACCGTGCATTTGCGGCTAAAATAGCGGAATTAAAAGAGCAGGATCGTATCGGGTCAATGCTGGTTTATAATGTTGTTATACAGGGATTGGAGCGGTTTGCCGGGGATCGTATTGCTCTTGAATCTATAACGGTGGATTGGGTAAGACGTTATGAGCGCTTTCTACTCGGAGAAGGTAAGAGCCGTACAACGATCGGAATACACATGCGCCATTTACGAGCCATATTGAACGATGCTTGTCGATGCGATGCGATTAAACCCGCGCAATACCCGTTCGGCCGAGGGAAATATGAAATACAGGCCGGTGAGGGCCGTAAATTGGCTTTAACGCTGGAGCAGATCGGGCAGATCGCCCGCTATGAGGATGGGAACGAAGCAACGGCCAAATACCGGGATTATTGGCTGTTCCTCTACTTGTGTAACGGGATCAACGTCGCCGATTTCGTGAAATTGCGGTATCGTGATATTGTGGACGGTGAAATCTGTTTCGTGCGTCAAAAGACCGAGCGCACGACTAAGACCCGTAAGGAAATCCGGGTCGCGGTAGTTCCCCAGATGCAAGCTATTATCGACCGCTGGGGTAATACTCCAGCACCGAATAACTTTATTTTCCCAATTCTCGACGGGTCGGAGGATGCGGTGCAGAGCCACGCTAAAACAATAGCCGCTACCGGGTTAATCAATAAACGGATGCGGATGATCGGGGAGCAGCTCGAAATTGGGAACATATCGACCTATACGGCGCGTCATTCGTTCGCTACGGTGTTGAAGCGTGCCGGGGCGAATATCGCCTACATATCGGAAAGCCTCGGCCACCAAGATCTGAAGACGACGGAAAACTACCTTGCCAGCTTCGAGCGAGAGGAACGAGAGAAAAATGCTGCATTACTGACGAATTTTTAATACGATTATTTGCATAATGCGCCGCAGTGCAGTACCTTTGTCATATCGTGTTATTTTAGTTGGAATGATCGGCGGGGCACATCTTATTTCCGTCGGTCATTCCGTTTTTACTGCATTTCTCCTCTTGGATGTGGTGAATAGCAACAACCTCACGCCTAACCGACGCACTATTTCGCCGGACAAAGGGTGTTTCATTTTGGAACAGTGCTTACAGTGACGGAGAGAATGTCCGCCAAATGGACGATGAAACCTGGTGTTAATAGATTTTGCCTTTCCTGTTTCACCTTGCGAACGATGCTATTCTTGCTTTTGTAGTTTATAGGCGTGCACGATGCCTCATACTTTGCCTCAACTCCTTATGCAACACCTTGCAACTTATTCCCTACGTACTGCGCTTTTGCCAAGAGTTATACGGCATCGCGATTGATGAACAGCGAATCATTGAAGTGTTTTTTGTTTTCCCCTATGAAATACGGCAAATTCTTCGCCTTTTCGATTCTTTCGGTGTTGTCCTCGACCCATCGTTTGAAGTTGTCGGGCACATCCTTGACCTCATTCAGCGGTTCCTCCCAAAAATCCCTATCCGTGCCCTCGTTGGCTATAATTGGCACTGCATAGCACTTGCAGTTCGGGTGCCACCCGATGAATTTGAAAGATTTCGGATATTTTCCCTCCATTGCGTCACATATTTCCAGCGGCGCACGCCCTTTTTTGAAGCGCGGATACCAGAACTTTGCCAGCCACTGTACGTGCGATTTTGATGTTTTTACCTCATATCCGACAATAAAATCAAGTTGTTGCCAGCGGATACTGTCGGCTTCACGATAAGCGCTGTTTATTTCGGTGCGAGCCATACGCATAGCATTCTGATAAGATGACCGGTAAACGCCTTGCCCAGGGTGATAAGCCTGCGCCACTTTCGACAGGGTAAGATTGCCGAACGCATTTCGGACACGTCGAAATAGTTTGTCCGGCTCATTCAGATAGACGCGTACATCACGGCTTATATCGGCAGCGCTTCGGCCTTCGCTGATACCTATAGATAAGGATAATTCTATGTGCCGTTCGAACTGCTTGGCGATACTCCAAACTCTTTCGGATAAATTATGCCCGTAAGTTGTTCTACGTTGAAATGCCTCAAGTGCACCGAGATTGTGAAGCATCCATCCTTTTTTCGGATTGTCGAATAGTTGTTTTACCCATGAATCGTTCTTGTCGTTGGCAAAAAACCATTCCGAAGTGATCCCCGCTGTAATTATAGTGGACAACTTATTTCGGAATGAAGATAACGAGGCATCGGCTTGTTTACTACGGCTTTTGTTTGATGAGAAGGCGAACAATCGCCCCGTATTGGGTTGATATTTATATCCCATTCCCAGTCGAATCAATTCATCCGAGGCCACATCATACAAAGCCTCTATCTGTCGTAGATATTCTTCGACATGCGTTTTGTGCTGTTGCTCCCATTGGGCGGCTTTCAAATTCAATCCGGGCATCGTTTCGAATTAGAATGTTGGCTCTATAATATTGTTCATAGATGCCTCTGCCTTCGCTTGCTTTATTCGCTCGATTTCAGCGGTAACATCATCGGCCGTTCCCATTAGTTCAACGCCCTTTTCCAGCGACATAACGCCATCCTGCACAGCACGGCCTATAGCCGCCCAACGTGCGGTGACATCTTCATTGAACGGTTCGGCAAATTCGTGTTCTATTTTGAGCGCAGCCAAATCAGGACGCAAATGAATATGGGTTACATTCATCATAATAGCGAGAATAAGATTTTTCTCCCTATCTACGGCTATGTCGTATATCTCTTTATTATTTTCGCGCTTGATATATCCCAGTACCATCGCGCGTTTGATCGCTTCGCCCGACAAAGTTCCCAGCCCAGCCATTTTCTCGGGTGTAAACTCGGGCGTGAAAGTGTCGAACAAGATGGACTGCGCGAGGTCTTCCTTTTCCCGTTGCTGCGTCTCGGAAGAGGTCGGTGGATTGATGTACTCGAATTTTGAATCCGCTCCGGTCATCCGAATCATTTTCCCGGGCTTGTCGGCTCGACCTTTCAAAAAATCTACGACATCGCCCGTTGCTGCGGCGATAGGGTCTGCGAAATAGTTATTTGTGTCGGATATTTTGCTGTCTATATCCTCCTCGCGGTCTATGCGGGGGTTGAGGCCTCCCCACGCTTTATCCTGTCGGTAGTAGATAACATTGATTTTTCCGGTTGGATTGGGAGTTGCAATAACCTCCCAATTAAGAGATCCTCGTTTGCATCGGTAGATCGTATCAGGTGTTTGAATATCGAAATGCTCGATAGTTGATGTCCCCTCTTTAAGGTAGTACCCATACCCGAATGCAATGAGGTTCTCGTATAGGTCGAATAATGGACGTAGGGTGTATCCTTTCGACTTGCAAATTACCACAACTTTTACCTGCGGTTGGAAATTCTCGTCCCGATAGATGTGGTAGAGCTTGGCACATTCAGTTTCTGCTCCCGCAATGCGTTTTGCTTTACGCATGGAAACGTTGAATCGTGTATCTTGCAAAAATTGATTATATGCTTCGAAAGCCTCGTCCGAACCTTCGTTGTTCACCTTCTTCCATCGTATCGGATTCCCGAGCAGAAAGAATAGTTCCACCTCATTGATGTACTTCTGTCGTGCACGAGGCAACTTCTCGGTACGATAAGGCTCCTGGCCTTTCCGCATCTTATCGGCCTTTCGCATAATACGGTGGAGTTCGGGGTTATATTCCTGAATCGCCTGCAAAACCTCCGTATCGCGATTCTGCATAAGTGTTTGAGCCTGTGTAATGTCTTTGTCCTTGATAAGCGTAAGCAGATCACGTTCTGCGCCGGTTGCATTCAGATATTTATTGCGTATCGCATTGAGTAGGTTGTCTATAAATCCCATATCCGTACTTTTTACCAAATTCCTAAATCCTCTTTGTCTAAATCTTCTTCATTGTTGAAATACCCCCGCTTTTCGATTACTCCGGTCAGGGCATCTTCGGCGTCGTCATGGCTGTTGAACTCCTGCTGCTTACGGTATGATTTGACATGCGAGGCGAACTCCGGCCATTTGTGCTCCCATCCGGTCGGAAAATAAATAAGGTTTTGCACTTCATTCGATCGCGTGAAAATACGCACCCTTTTGTTGGCGGTCTGCGTAAATGGGTTGAACGATGTAAAGTTGTTACCGATTATTCGGCACTGCGCCTCAACATTGCGCCCGAAAGACCTGCCGCCATTGTTGCTCTCGACGTAGCAGATCTCCGTCTTGTTTCGGGACAGCATCTCGGCTGTTGCCGGCTCGGTATATTCCATCGGTTTCTGTGTATATAAAATGTCCGTCACGAAATTGCCGATGGGAGTTTCCGTATAGCAAATAGAACACAGATAGTCACTGCCGGTATCAGCGGTATCCGTGTAGTTCTTTCGCTTCATAGATGCTGCATATGGAATTATGTCGTATGTCTTAAACTCTCCATACATCAAACCTTCCAGCGGCTTCGGGTTCTGCATATATTGCGTTTCAAAGACAAATGAGTTCGATCTCTCGATTTTGTGCAGTTCCTCCAGCGTATGCTTAAATTCCCAGAGAGGCTGTTCCTGTCCGTTTTCGTCATGCCAGATGCAGGGCAACGAAAGTACCGTCCATTCCTCCGGCTCGATCTCCTGAAGATAGCCGCATAGATCGTGCTCATGGAGCCGTTGCATAATGATTATGATAGGCGTATTGCGCGAGTTCACGCGGTTGCGGATAGTCGATTCAAAGCGATTGTTCACCCGCTCGCGGATCGTTTCGGATAGTGCATCTTCCGGTTTGATCGGGTCGTCGATAACAATAGCTCCCGCAAAATCGCTTTCCCACGCAGGAATAAAATCACCCATTTCGCGCCGCTCCCTATACGGATCATTTACTTGACCTGCACCAAATCCTGTAACCTGTCCTGCTGCACTTACTGCATACAGTCCGCCTCCGACGGATGTATACCACTTTTTAGCATTCTTGCTTTCGACGACTACTTCAGGGAAAAGCCGCTGGTAGTAGTCTGATTGTACCGTTTCATTGATCTCTTTCGAGTTGTCGAGAACAAGATCATCGGAGTATGATAGGTGTATGAACTTACTGCGGGGGTTTAACGCCAGCCCGTAGGCGATGAAGTTCTTAGAGACAAGTTCGGTCTTGCCATATCGTGGCGCAATATTGATAATAAGACGCTTTATTTCGCCACGGACGACTTTGTCAAGAGCTTCGCATATTTTGCGATGATGATCGCCGACAATAAACCGCATCCCCGTCTTATGCTTGAACATGTAACGGGTGAAATTCAGCATACCGGAAAGACAGAAGGTACGCTCTATGTCTATGTCGCGAATCGGAGTAGTGCGTTAATACTCTTCGTTAAGTTTTAACCCATATTGTCTTGCCTCTTCGGGAGAGAGAGTGCGAGGTGGAATAAGTTCGGCACCATCTGCTCCTGTAACCTCTTGACGTTCTACATATCCCCGTTTTTTTCCGCGTGTTTTGAGAGTGAAAATGATCGCTGTTTCGGAGGGACGTTCGATCCAACCGGCAAATCTCTTTTCGCCGTTCTCGTCCTTTTCGATGGCTGGAACGCCGGCAACCAGTTTGCGGAGGTTGCTTTCGGCAAGATCGAGGAAACGTTCGCGGGAATCTTCGAGGGCCTGCTTGAACTCGGGATCATCATTGCACCAAGCATAGACAGTAACTCTATCCACTCCGATGTGGGCGGCAATATCGGATAAAATGCCGCCGCAAGAATTTGCAATCTTGCGGAATGTCGCAATATTAGGCTTTTTACTCGGAGCACCCATTTTTTATAGTGTAAGGTTTGTGAGGTTATTCCACCCGTTCAACCATATCGGCGAACATTTCGCCGGGGATTATTTTGTCGTCTGGCCTGAACCCGAACCGAAGCATGAATGATGATTTCGCCCTATAAGACTTAAAGTTGAGCATTACATAGGATTCGATGTCTTCCGCTTTTTGCTCTGCCTGTTGACGAATCTGTTCTTTCATCTCCTTTACCGCGGCCTTGCGTTCCTCAAACGGTCGTTGTATCTCTTCGAAATCACCTAACGTATCAGACAGTTCTGAACTTATTTCGTCCTGCATGACGGATATACCGTATATGTTCATGTCTGCTTCAGAAAGGCCAGCGGCTTTATAGTCTATTTCCGGTACAAGTACTTTTATTTTCTCCATGTCGAATTCTCCCATTGCGGAGGGCGAGTTCATGAAGATATTTTGTTCGCGCTCTGTCTTGTCGTCTAACTCTACAGCTTCTACCTTGATCTCATAATCCGTTTCAGGTGTCCCGTCGTAATTGTTGATGATGTCAAGCGTCTGTACGCGCTTGTGCCCTGAAACCAGATAAGATGACAACTGATTCCATACGATACCGCCCAGATAGCCGACAGTTTTAAAGTTCTTTTTGAGCTTCTTGATGACTTCAGGGTCTTCTTTGCGTGGATTGTATGGAGCAAAGTTGATTTGTGATCGCTTGATTACGACCGTTTCACTTTGCTTGTATTTGGGCTGCTGCTCTTTTCTCTTCGTCATATCGCAGTAATATATTTCGGGATAAGGGGAATACTTTGTAAATCTTTTCGAGGTCTTGCGGATAATGCCGGCGGAGGTAATCGAATACCTCCGGCAAAAACGTCAGACCTTGCGATTTGTTCTTGTTGTAGGATATGGGTTCAGGCAGTTTCTTTGCCTTGATGTAGGCCATGACGTCCGATTTCTTCCACTTGGATAGAGGATATACCTTGTTCGTATTGCTTATAGCTTCGTTCTCGTATCCGCGCAACATAAGACAGCGATTCATTCCGTCCGACTGCTTCATTCCATAGAAAGAGTAAGATATTCCCGTCTTCATCCGGACGGATTCATCAACGTCTTTCAACGATAACAGCTTTACATTGGGGTTAGGAATGCAGTATAGCCCACAACGCAAAACACGCGTCAACGTCCAATGGGGGACTTGCAGTATGGTAACATTGGCATAACGAGCTTTGACTGCTCGCAAATAGTTGTCAATGTGGTCGAGGCCCTTGACGAAATACATGAACACGCAAACGATCTCTTTGAAGTGCGGAGCCATTAGGTCGAGCAATACCTCGCTGTCTTTGCCACATGAATAAAAAAGGATCGCCCTGTCCGTTTTTTGACGGACAGAGGCAATCACTTCGTTTGCATGGTCTATCGGGGTCATGATTAACCTGTTGCCATGCCAAAGGCGGCGCGAATGTCGCGTGCACGACCGGCACGATTCGTCGCACGACCGCCTACTGCACGATAACGAACACGGATAGCGCCTGTCGTCCGATTGATTCGATTTCTTACTGAATTTCGAGTGCGGCTTGAATTTTAGAAGTTTGACAATATGATTTAACCTACGGAAAGGCCTCGGGCGGCAGATTGCCTTCTGTTATAATCTCTCATTACTGAATTATAAGCCTCAACGATTCTTAGATTACGTTCGGTAAAATAAGTCCCGTATCTGGCAGCAGCTTCATCGGCAAGCCTCTGTCTTTGTGCTGATATTTGCGCCCCTGTTTTTTGTCTTCGTCTTCGAGTGCGGCAATGATTTTAAGGGTTTAACAATTCATTTTCTCAATTACTTTACCGAGGTGGTAGTCGATCTCGGTCATGGTATATTCGTTACCGTTGTGCTCGTACACAATCGGCTCTTTCGTCTCTTCGTCGCAAACATCTACCAGCTCGACGCCTTTGACTTCGACCAGCGCGCCGGGGCGATTCTTTTCGTAACCTACCCAGAACTGTATGGCATCGTAGTGGTTGATAACCGTATCAACGCCCTTCTCGCTGTCCCACGCCGATTCGGGCACGTCACTGTCTTTCTTGTAGACTTTGCCTGTGTTGTTGTCTCGGTATGAAATGTATTTCGTGTTGGTCGGGCGTACTTCGCGGGTCTCGACCGTTTTTTCACCCGACAAAATGGCGTCGAACCATTTTTGTTTGATGATAAGCGTTAAAATTTTCATAGCCGTAAATTTCATTAGTAGCGGGGGCAAGAATCGAACTTGCGCCTGCGGGACACTAACCCGCCGTGGTAACCTCTGCACTACCCCGCATATATCTGTTCGATGCAAAAGTGGACACGTTCGGCACATTATGCAAATCTTACTATTGAATTATTTATTAAAAATACGATTTTTTATTGAGAGCTGCAATTTTTAAGGTCTTTTCTTCACACACCCTTTGCAGCGGATAATCTCAAGCACTACTGCGTCATATTTGACGATCAATAGGCTGTCGCGATTGTTGTCTGCACCTTTGTAGGCTTTACACCCACACTTCAGCCGCGTGCGGTGACATGTCGCGTCCGTCAATTCGAATGCCTTTTTGAGTAATGTCAAATCGCTGCGTTTTTCTACGTACATCGTTGGTTTCATATATTATATAACTTTTACAAAGTTGAACATTCTGAATGACCGCCAGCCCTCGGCAACCGTATCGTAATAGGTTACGAGGTGTTTGTTAGGCTTACGGTCGTCACCTTTTGTTTCGGGGCATAAGTCGTCCTTAAGCGTACCGAATGCCTGTCGCAATTCACCCGTACTCGATTTGAGGTAGAAGAACTGCACGATGCCCGCGCGCATCTTTATCTTCAATTTGAACACCTGCCATGCCTTATGCAGACACTCAGCAAAGGTTACACCCGTCGCGCGGCACATCTGCCACGCCGTGCGCATGATGATGGAAAGGTCGGTTCGTTTCATTGTTATATAGGTTAAAAGTTGGTTTTTAGTTTGAGTAGTCGCAAGCACTCTTTCAACTCGCTGTCTGTGTATTTCTCGGCGATCTCTCGTGATATGCCGTTTGTGTTCATTGCGATTTTGATCGCAGCCTCTCTGTTCACCTTGAAGGATTTTCTTGTCTTCATAGCTTTTCAATTTTTTCAAATGTAACATAATACAGCCTATTGCCAACGAGTACCATTGCGATATTCAGTTTATCGAACTGTCCTCGATATTCACCAGTATTGCGTCCGAATCTCACCGGGTCGCCAATTTTTATGTCTTTCATATCTTTCATTTTTACCACCGGCGGCAGGTGCCGCCACGCTTCGGGCCTGAGGTCTGTTTATAGCCGCCCGAACGGCTTTATTCGTCGAGGTAGTAGAGCAGCAGTTCACAATCTTCAACGTGCAGAACTCTCGTAGGTTCGATTTTTTCGAGTTGCAAAGACAGTGTATCGTCTTTCTCTGCATAGATGTACGCCCACTGGCCTTTCAGTTCGATTTCTTCTCTGGTGCCGAAATAGGCGACAGTATTATCTACGTCTTTGACAAGACCCCAGCTGCCATTGTCCATACCATCACGATTGATTGCGTCGATCACTTTAAATGCAAATGCGTTCATAGTTCTATTGTTTTAGACGTTTATTCAATAAATCAATTAGTTGATTTCGCTGACTTTGCAAGGTGTGAAATACATATCTCTTTCGATGCCAAGACCAAAGGGGCGAGTTCTAACGCGTTGAAGTTCATTCAGTGACACATAACCATATTCTCGCTCGCCCATATTGTCTAACAATGCGAAGAGAATGTAGTCGTCGTCTTGCTTCTCGCCTTCGAGAATGTACCACGTCTGACTGCCGCAGGGGTTGAAGAACTTGCAGATGACCTGTGCCTTGCCGCCTTTGCCATCTTGTGAATAAATGGGGTACTTTGCCAACTGCTTCTCAATTGCTTTAGTTAAGAGTTTCATGGCCGTATTGTTTAATTGTTGTTTTGATTTTCTGGTGCAAATATAAATGATATTTTGATATAATGCAAATATTTTGAGATAAAAATTTAATTGACACTAAAATTTTTTGCTGTTTATATGAATATCAATATATTTGTGGCAAATAATACGTCAAAATGAGAGTTAAAGAATTATTGAAGGAACGAGGAATGACCGCAAAAGAGTTGGCGGCGCGTCTCGGAATGACTGAAACGGGGTTAAGTATTGCAATTGGTGACAACGGAAATCCGCCGTTAAAACGATTGCAAGAAATAGCCGATATTTTGGGTGTTGAAGTGCCGGAACTTTTCGCCGCTTCGAAAGAGGGAGCAATCACGTGCCCGCATTGCGGGAAGTCGATAACCATCAAGGCAGAATAACCTCAACGATACCTACCCATGGAACTACAACCTATCCAAAGCAAGATTTACGAAATACGGGGCCAGCGGGTGATGCTGGACCGTGATTTGGCGGAATTGTACCAAGTAACAACAAGCGCTCTCAATCAAGCGGTAAAGCGTAATATCGAACGCTTTCCGCCCGATTTCATGTTTCAACTGACAGATGCCGAAACTGAAAATTGGAAATCACAAATTGTGATAACCAATTCCATCACGATGGGTTTACGCCGCAACCCCTATGCGTTTACCGAGCAAGGCGTTTCTATGTTATCGGCTGTTTTGAAAAGCTCCGTTGCCATACAAGTAAGTATCGCTATTATGCGTGCTTTCGTAGCGATGCGGAACTACATCACGACCACGACGACAGTAACGGCCGAGTTGGCCGAAATTCGGGCGAAACTGGCGTTACTGGAGCGGGTGGACGCCGACAATGCCGAGGCGGTCAGCGATCTGTCGGAAGATATGCGCAAGGAGCTTGATAATATCTACAACGCTATTGCGGCGTTGTCGGTCAAGATACCGCAGGCACGCAATCCCGCCCGCAAAATTGGATTCCAACAAGCGGAGCAAAAGGCGGAAGAGTAGCAACGTACCCGACGAACACAATCACCTGCCCGAAGTGCGGGACGGTGCTGGAGGTAAAAGAAAAGGAATAAATAAAACTACATTCCTATGACACAAAAGCAGGCCATACAGTTGTTCGAGGACCGCAAGGTGCGCACCGTTTGGGACGAGCGGACGGAGACGTGGTATTTTTCCGTTCTCGACGTGATCTCCGCTCTGACGGACACCGTGAATCCGACCGATTATTTCAAGAAGATGCGCAAGCGGGATGAAGCGCTCGCCTCGTTCGTGGGGACAAATTGTCCCCAGATAGCCATGAGGTCAGAAACGGGAGTGATGCGCAAGACGCTGGCCGGAGATGTGAAAACCGTCCTGCGGATTATCCAGTCGATTCCGTCACAGAAAGCCGAGCCTTTCAAGCAATGGATGGCGCAGGTGGCAAGCGACCGCCTCGACCAAATGCAAGACCCTGAGTTATCTATTGAGCAGGCCGTAGCCGATTATAAACGCCTTGGATATTCGGATACATGGATTAACCAACGCTTGAAAAGTATCGAAGTCCGTAAACTTCTCACTGACGAGTGGAAACGCGGGGGCGTTGATGGAACGCAATATGCCACCCTTACGGACATTATCACGAAGGAGTGGGCCGGACGTACCACGAAAGCCTACAAACGTTACAAGGGGTTGAAAAAGGAGAACCTGCGGGATAATATGACCAATGTCGAACTGCTGTTGAACTCATTGGCCGAGGCCTCTGCTACCGAACTTTCCCGAAACGAAAATCCAATAGGTTTCAAAGCCAACGCCAACGTCGCCAAACGGGGCGGTACAGTAGCTAAAGTTGCCCGACAACAACTCGAAAGCCAACTCGGACACTCTGTCGTATCACCCCTCAACGCTCGGCAATACCTCGGAACGTTGCCCGACAATCCGCCACCCGAAACAGCGCACCTTACTTCAGCGGTAAAATCGACGAAACCGATTACATGCGACACCTCAAACGAGGAGGAATAAATAGTTCTCAACTTAAAAACACAAATGAAACTAAAGTAATAAACGCATCGAATTCGATGCGTTTTAGAATATGAAATGTAATATGGAACCGTCTCTGAATATTCGATCATTTCGAATAGGCAATTTAGTGTATAACCCCCATCTTGAGCGAATTGGGTATATTGCAGAAATTACGCGTGCAGACATGACGTTATTTCATGGTGAGATGCTAATTAAGGAAGCCGGATTTTATCATGAGATTTTAGATAAAGTAGTATTAGGAGATGTTAGGCCTATACGTTTGACTCCAACGTTATTGGAAAAATGCGGCTTTGAGAAAGAATTTAGCGACTGTTACCAACGATTTGACTACTATATCATCCCCCGTGTGATATGTTTATCTCCTAAAAAAGAAGGGTTCTGTTGGCAGGTGGAAGACGAAATCGACGATTGCAATGTGGATGTGCCCATAAAGTATCTGCACCAGCTCCAGAATATATATTTTACATTGACCGGAACGGAGCTGAATGTAGAAAAGATATATGATGCGAGAATGTAAAAAGCCGAGTTCCCTCGGCTTTCTGTTTATCATTTCAAACCGACCGAATCAAAAATAGGGTACGGTTCGATATGTCATTTTCTCGGTTCATGATTGAGGCGGGATTGTGAGTTGATTATCTTTTTTAGTCGGTCTCGACCGCAATACCTCCAATATCACTCGGTCACCGTCGAGAACCAGCATCCCGTGCCGGCGGGGATCACCACCTTTGGTGCGGTGCTCGGCCTCGCATTCGGTGCGGATCCGGACACAACGGAAACCTGCGGCCTCGAAAGCCGATCCGATTAACGATAGGTCGCTGCGCTTGGGGACGCAGTACATGGGTTTAATTGCCGCTTTGATGCGGCCCATGCGTTCGATGCGCTTTTTCATTTTGATTTAGCAATAAAAAACTGCGTTACGAGTTGCTCGGCTCAAAATGCAAGCCGTCGGGCGTTTCCGCTACCGAACTCGACGCAGTTAAATTTAACTGTATGTATAGATACAAAATACCCAATATGGTTGGATATGTTTGCATCGCATTTTGATTTAGCAATGCAAATATAATGATTTTGTAGGGAATAACAAAGGCGAGATTTATTCTCGCCTTTGTTTTGAAACATATATCCTATCTGATTACTTTTTTTGAAGTTTTATTTCCAGTGTTATATTATCTCCTGCTACACCCATAGACACTTCGGCAATTCCGTTTGAGATAGAATGTACTTTGTATCTGTATAATTCTTCCCCGTCTATATAAGTATATATCATATCCCCTTCAGCTTTGTATGTTCCTGAACCGTTGCCAAAATACCCGCTTCCCGAATATGTACCATTTTCATAAAATACAACAGAGAATGCAAGATTTGTGTGTGGCGGTTGGGTTATATCTATCCATTCGCCGTTACTTTGTATGGCAATTCCCTGCCATGTGCCATAAAGATTCTCAATGTCGAACTTGAACGATTCTTGCTCATCCTTTTCGCACCCCATAAAAGTAACTGCACAAATAACAGCCATCAAAAGTAAAAATTTTTTCATAACATAAATTGTATTGGTTAGATGCTGCAAAGTTACAAAATTCCCCCCCCCGCAAAATAATGAGCCTATTTTTTTGAAGTTGTGCCGAAAGTTCCGAGGTTTGTAAAAACGCTGAAGCTATGATTTGGATTTATATTTTGCTATTCGTGATTATTGCGTTGATTGTGTATTTGATCTATCTTGTTCGTTTTTGGGGCAGAACTAATATTGAATTGACAGGTGATACTTATACTGGATTAAACAATGTTCTGTGTAGAATATTGAATCAAGACAGATTAAAAAAGTAATTTACTGATTTTTTGCATTGCAATCCAAGTCCATTCAAAAATAGTGTGTCCCCAAAATTGAGAGGCGCAAATAGATATGATAGCTAATGCAATAGCCCAATGCGCTTCGCGCCTACTTATTTTTAAATTGCGAAGTTCTAAATTATCCCGTTCTTCTTGTTTGCGTTGTTCGTTATAGATGACTGCACATCCTCCCTGGTCTTTACACACTGATAAATTAGCCGCAGCTTTTAACCATATTCCACCCCCTTTTATTTCAATGACCATATGATCTTCAAGAACGCGCAGTATTCGCATCCGTTGTTCTTCATTTGGGATTAATGTTTTAACGGCATCCATATTAAAATAGGCCGGATTTCTTGATAATTCATTTAGAAAAACGTCGGCAATGTTAATGTCTCCTTTTTGTAGTTTGGCTATCATAAGGTTCATTGAATAGTAATTCAATCTGAAATTTGCATCGGCTCCTATTTTTTAACTCTTCTTTGAATGCTTATTATCAGGTGTCTGAATTACAATATATTTTTGTAATTCATTGATATACATTATTTTAGCTCCAATTTTATGGGGGGGGGATTTTTGACCCATAGATCTGTCGGAGCAGCCGGAAAGCCTGTAGAAACGCCTGAAATCGACGCAAACAGCCTATCGTAACGAACATTAAGGTCTTCCATCAGTTTATCGGCGACCTTTATATCTTCTTTCCGCAGTAAGGTTTCCAGATGCAATATGCTGTTTAGTTAGTTCCACGTTCTATTTTCGGCGGGCCGGGCCTCTCCCGCCGGATTTGGGGCTTCCTTTATTTCAGATAAAATTTAACGGTTGATATGAGTTGGTCCGATAGTTTGTAAATGTCAGTAAGTGCTGTAATTAAATGTTTTGTTCCTTTCTTTTCCTCGTCAAACGTTTCAACATACTTTTTCCCTCCGTTGAAATGCAAGCGACAAATAGGCTTTCGATTGTTATCATCGAAAAGGATAGCGAAATATGACTGCGCATCCCGATCTACGACCCGATCAAGATCAACGGTATTACAGAGAATAGCTCGCACGATGTAGAATCCCATAAGTTCTTCATCAGTGGTCACTATCTTATTTCCATCTTGCATATCCTCTTCATTTGCAACCGATTTCTCCGTGGAGACATTTGAGGACACCTCGACCGACGGAACGTCAGGCGTAATGGCAGATTTAAGCCTTTCGTTTATATAGTCATTCGTGTACTGTTGAAATGCCCGTTGAATCATCGGACGGAACTCGTCAATGATGTTCTTTGTTACCACTCCGTCATAAACCTGTTTAGTCATAAATTTCACAAATAAATCGGATGGATTACTACTTTCCTTGACAATCAATGACCGAAGCGCATTTATGTACTTCATTTCTGTGGCGGAATTGAGTATCATATACGTATTATACTGGTCATGTCGGAATTGCTTCAACTTCTCAATATGGCTATCCTTTAAGTTAAGCATATCTATCTCAAAGAACGGCTTATCGTCCATTTTGTTAGGAGTGTCCAGATCTGTATAGAACTGATAGTTGATTCCATTCGTTAGTACTCCAAATTTGGCCTGCGATACATGGTAGTAGCGGAATAGTTGCGCCTTGTATTTGCTTAAGTCAGCCGACCAATGTTTACACTCAATTAGCATGATCGGCTCGCCGTCCATACATACGGTATAGTCGATTTTTTCGCCTTTCTTCGTTCCATAGTCGCAAATACATTCGGGTGTAACCTCTTCCGGATTGAAAATATCGTAGCCGAGTGCTTGCAAGAACGGGAGGACAAATGAGGTCTTTGTTGCCTCCTCCGTCTTTACATTGTCTTTGAGTTTGCCGACGCGCTCAGCAAGGATTAGAAGTTCGTCTTTAAAGTCCATAGAGTTGGTTTATTTTGAATTATTATCGTCTATATATTTGAGCACGCGTTGTAGTATTTCTCCGTTTTGACGGATGATTTCTGAATTTTGGGTCAATATTATTTCGTATTGCCGATCTCTTTTCTCGAAAAACGAGATGAATTTTTGATCTTCCATACTTGAAATAGAGGGTTCGCGATTACTATAATATAGTAGTATGTATTTAGCATTTGCTTCACTCGGCTCTACCTTGCCACTTAACCATTGACCTATAATCGATTGGGATAATCCCGTGTCCTGCGATATACGATATGCCGTATAGCCCAATTCTTTAAGTAGGTTTATGGCTTTATGTTTCAAATCTTCATTCATGTCGCGATATTTTTATAATACTACATATAAGTATAAATATTTCCAATATAGAATACTTTGATATTTTATTGTTGTGCTAAAATATTTTAGTATATTTGCATTGTAATTCAATTATTGTATGGCAAATTTAATTACAAATAGCGAAAAATCAAGAGGTAACAATGCTGTAGCATTGCTTTTACCCTTCGAACGGTATGTTCAAAGTATCACTAACCTTGAAGAACGCAAGCGACTTTGTGATACTTGCAAGCAGGCTATCGGTATTCGAAGCGACACTCAATTATGGAACTACCGCGTAGGCAACGTCCGGCCTGATATACTGAAGCGACGAGAACTTGCCAAGATCATCCGCCGTCATTCCGGTGATAGCAGCTATACCGCCGACAACCTCTTTCCCGTGGAATTTTACAACAGATAGATAATATGAAACGTATTCAAAGATTTCACAAGACGAAATGTGCGGCAGAACGATATATCGCAACACTCGGTACTGATGCCCGGTTTTATCATGCGTATAAATGTACGAGCGGCAGTTATTGGGTCGGGACGGAATTAGAATGGTTGAATCGGTACTAATACATCATATGCAAACGATCCGCAATATAGAGTTTTTCAACGATCCCGAGGGAGGGGTAATGGTACGCGATACCGAAGGCGTCCATACTTACCAGCCCGAAGACAAGATGCTGACAGGGGCATTGTTTACCCGCATCGAGACCGAATATCCGAAAGTATTCAAGGCTCTCGCCGAGATTTACCGCAAGAGCCGTGCAAACGTGAACTACTACCGGTTCCTGATCTGCCACCGTTTTATTCGCTGCAATTTCGGACGGTTGGACAACAGGCAGGACATCGACGGGATGGGGCGCTTCACCTTTGAGGATGTGAGTTGTCCGATCAAAGGCGAATGCAAGTATGCCGGCATTATATGCAGCCCCGAGTTCGATACCCGATTGACCGAGCGGCAGAAGGAAGTGATGAAACTCTATATGGAGGGGATGGGCGATGAAGAGATCGCGGATATGCTTTACATATCGCCCGAGACGGTGCGCACAACGAAGCGCGACGCCTTCCGTAAGGCCGAGGTACATTCGTTGGCTGAGTTCGCAATCCAATACAAGGATAAGTTATGAAAACTCCGTGGCGATGGTGGCGGGAACGCCAAGCGACCGATAAAACATGCAAACACTTGGCGCTCATGACGGAAGATATTACAAATATCACAGACCGGCTGGTGGCGTTCGTGTGGGAAGATATTGAAAAGATCATAGACCAAATGTCGGAGGATTTGTTCCGGCCGATTGAAAGTATTAAACCAATAAAAAAGAATGTGATGAAAGATTTACTTAGCTGCGAAGGCCGGAGGTTCCGGTGTAAGATTGATGGTACTCTTGCCACAGGGATAATTCGAGTGGTAGATAAATGTGTGTATTTATGCCAAAATGAAAAAAATGGGTTTCACAGCATCGACAAAAAAGGATATAAATATGCATGGTATGTTTACTCTGGAACCGAAGCAGATTTTGCTCGTCCCAATGTCAGGGTCACCGATTTCCGGGTTATTCCTATAACCGCCGAAGAGATCGAAGCCTACAAGGATTGGCAGGTGGGGGATCGACTCAGAAAAAAAGACGGATCATCCCGAACTATAGATGTTATCTTCCGCTTCGGAGAACTCATAGTGGGCAAATTTATCGATACAAGGAGAGCTTTAACTAACTACACCTGCGATGAGCTATACGAGGATGGTTTCCGCCTCATTGTCGATCCTGCTCCTGAGGAGGAGATCGTCGAGGTGACGATGGACGAGATCGCCAAGTTGAAGGGCGTGCCCGTTGAGCGGCTGCGAGTGAAGAAGGAGGACAAATAACGACAAAGAGTGCGTGGTAGAATGGTATTACGAATCGATTAGTGGTAAAGACCAAGTGTACTCACGATGCGCTTAATGGACAGTACACCCTGAAGAGCGCAGATGTTCAAACAGAAGCTAACCGATTGAAAGGCATTCCAGACGTGGAATGTTTGCCAGTTCGAATCTGGCCGCACTCCCTAATCAATATAAAGTATTATGAACGAGCCAATTATTATTACCACTCCCGCAGAATTGCGCTCTATTGTCGCTGACGAAGTGGCGGCGATTTTGCCGAAGCTCGCCGATTTCAGGCGTAAGAATGAACCGGTAGAAATCGATAATTTGTCCGTTGAAGAAGCCGTGCGGTTTATTGCGGAGCAAGGTATCCCGACCACCCGTTCGACGATTTATAATTGGGTTTTTCTAAAAAAGATCCCATTTAAGAAAATTGGACGCCGCACGGTGTTTTCCAAAAAGGAGCTTCTTGCTTGGATCGAATCCCGTACGACTTTGCCGGAGGACAGACGGGCCGTTGCAGCTGCGCGTATCGCCAAAAGTGCTAACTGCAAATAAAATGACAGATAGGCTACTACCGAACCAGTGACTAATATGTACTTCTATGCTGTACTGGTCGGCCCTGGTAGTGGATCAACCGAGCACTATCCGCGCCCAACGTTCTTTCATTCGAGTAAAGTTAAGAGTTGAGATTAGTTGAGTTTGCCATTTCCGGGCGCGGATTTTCAAAGTCCGTATCGGGTTGAATGTCCCGGTGCGGGCACCAAAGGACGGCACGGAAGCCGTAGGGGTCCTAACCTGCCATAAACCCCGGCCGCAAGGCAGAAAGGTTTGAACGAATAAGCGGTTCATTGAAATACGAGAACCATCCGAAGGGATGTAAAACCCGGCGAGCGACTTGGCGCAGAAGGGCGGATATTAGGCCGATCAATACCAAAAAGCAGGCGACTATCCGGAGCGATCCGGGGAGCCGGTAGCGATATACCCTGCGATTCGGTCGTGGTCTTCGATGACGACAGGGTGCAAACAGGTCGCGGGCGCCTCAATAGTCCGTATTTTGTTTCATTTATTCATTTTTTGTGTGTTTAGAGTTGTTTTTCCCGGCGCCCTCCGTGACGGCCCGCGCCGGTTTTTCGATCGCATCAAATCATTACAGATATGGAAACTCAATTTCAGGAATCCACAGTCAAAAGTCTGTGGGTAACGCTTGCGGGCCGCCTCTGGCGTGCGTGGTACCGTCTCAAGAACAAGGTGCGCCGGACAATCGACAAGTCCCGCCGCCGGGCACATAAACTCCAAAACCGACCTCGTGTCTATCGGGTCGAAATCCGGTAAGAGTATGGCACACTTAATTACGCTCGTAGTAGTTTCCGTTCCCGTTTGCCTGGTGTTCGACTGGGTGCTGTCCAGTTCCCGGCGTATGCGGATCACCCGCTATCTGTTGAATGAAATTTTCGAACAGCGATGAATACTTCCTACTACGTCACCGACTCGGCTCAAATGCCGCCGTCCACTCGGAAAGAACCCTCGGAAGAATATTACTTCTTCGAGAGCACCCGTTTCAACCGGCCGCAAACGACAATTCATCTGACCGATCAGGAGATTCGGACTTTCGCCAAACGCATCGCCGATTACATCACCCGGAGGACATTTGCGGGTACTATGGAATCTTTCGACTTTCAGATAGAATATCACGGCGTTGCGGTGCAGGGACGCTATACGGTGGAAACCGAGCGGCAGGGCGCGGTACATTCGATGGGAATGACGGAATGGATCGACGTTCTGATACGGGAGGAGACGAGCATAGCGAGCGCCTGGTGTACGGCCACGGACGAGGAGGTTCCCCGGGTGCTGGAGAAACTGAACGAACTGTTAAAATAATCGAATTGAATTTAATAGATTAACGAAAATGAAAAAATACACACAAGCGGATTTCGATGCCTTCGAGGTGATCGACGGAATCAAACAATGCCCCTCTGGAGATTACAGTGATATACGGGTATTCGGTAGGGGTTGCTCCTTCGGTAGGGGTTGCTCCTTCGGCGAGTGTTGCTCCTTCGGTAGGGGTTGCTCCTTCGGCGAGGAGTGCTCCTTCGGCGAGTGTTGCTCCTTCGGCGAGTGGTGCTCCTTCGGCGAGGAGTGCTCCTTCGGCGAGGAGTGCTCCTTCGAAGATAAAGGCGAATATATCGGCGATTATCCTTTCCTGGCTTTTGTCGGGTTCGGCTCTCGGATTGGCAGCAAGGTTTACTTTTTCAACCTGCAAGACGGCATTTATGTCCGTTGCGGCTGCTGGCTGTCAGATATAGCGGGGTTCCGGGAGAGAGTCAAAGAGAAGAATGCCGATGCAATGTACCTGGATTTATGCGATCTGGTCGAGAGGAAGTTTGACAGAAAAAACTGAAAAATACTGATGTATGAAAACGAGAATCGAGATTTACGAAATCGCTGATCCGAATCATATCGTATCTGACGGGGAATGGTCCCGAAAACTTTCGGCTGCCGACATACGCAATCATATCAATTATATGATGCGGCCTTTCGATCCCCGGAAATATTCTTCTCGCGTAGTATATATCAATCAAAAACAGTAAATATTATGGAACAACAAGCAACGGGATTGACGCTGTTCAACCGTCAAATTACCAGCGAACGCACCCAGAATTATCTGACGAGCGTCCTGGGAGCCAAGAAAGACAGCTTCGTAAGCAACCTCACGGCACTCGTCGCCAACAACAAGGCATTGCAGGAGTGCGAGCCTATGGGCGTGATGTTCGCCGCGATCAAGGCTACGGCCCTCGACCTGCCTCTCGATCCCAACCTGGGTTTCGCCTATGTCATCCCCTACAAAAACAACCGGGAGGGGCGCACCGACGCCCAGTTCCAGATCGGGGCGAAGGGATTTATCCAGCTGGCCATCCGCAGCGGGCAGTTCAAAACACTGAATGTTTCGGAGGTCAAGGAGGGCGAGATCGTGGATGAAAACCTCATCACGGGTGAAATCACGTTCAAAAAGGCCGAGAATCGGGACGCTCTCCGCACGATCGGATATGTGGGTTATTTCAAACTGACTAATGGCTTCGAGAAGATGCTTTATATGAGCTGCGAGAAGCTCGAAGCACACGCGAGCCGGTACAGCCAAACCTATGGATCAAAGAAGGACTACATCCGGGCCGGTAGTAAATGGACTACGGATTTCGATGCGATGGCGCGTAAGACCGTGCTGAAACAGTTACTGTCAAAATTCGCCCCGATGTCCGTAGAGATGCAGGACGCTGCGAAATTCGATCAGGGCGTGCTGGGCGAAAACAACTCGGTACGTTACATCGATAATGAGGAAACGGCGGCAATTCCCGAAAGCGTGGACAAAGCGACGCTTACGAGCCGCGAAGCGATCAGTGAAGCGTTTATCGGCGGTCAGATCACCGAACAGGAGGCCGACGACCTGATGCAGAAGATCGGGATTACGAAAAACGCGGTCGAGGATGCGACGGTCGAGGCCGAAGTTAATCTGTTCGACACCAAAAGCGCGAAGCGATGACCGATTCCCGCTATTTCGAACAAGGAACTCCGGAATGGTATGAAGCGCGTCTGCATCGATTCACTTCCTCCGAAGTGCATAAGCTGATTCCCGGAGCACGGGCACGGCCCGGAGAACTGACCAAGACGGCCGTCGCTTATGTGTTCGACAAGATCGCCGATCGCATCACGGCCGGGGGTTGTTTGGAATACCGGGAACTCAACACCAGAGAAATAGAATGGGGACGCGAGCACGAAGATACGGCACGGCTGGCCTATTCGACGATTATGAGCGTCGATGTCCAGACCTGCGGATTCTTCGTCTGCGAGGATTTGCCCTCTTTCGGCGGAAGTCCTGACGGGTTGGTCGGGGAAGACGGTTTCATCGAAATAAAATGCCCCTACAATTCGTCCGTACACGCCCGGTATCTGGCTATGGCTACCCCGGACGATCTGCGACGCGAGAAGCCCGAATATTACGCCCAGATACAAGGTAACTACCTTGCGACGGGACGACGATGGTGCGACTTCGTAAGCTATGATCCCCGGTGCGCCAACTCGCTGCTGGCCGTCAAGATTCTCCGCATCCCACGAGATGAAGAGTACATCGACCGTATTAGGGAGGCAGTGCTGGCAGCCGTGAAATACAAACAGGAGATAACGTCCAGAATGGCGCTCCTGGCACGGCAACAGCGGGCATCCACTCCCTAAATAATCTCCAAGTATGACGACAAGAAAGACATATCCCCCCGTGGTCGGAAAAGGAATTGGAAACATTGAAAGAACTCTATCCCGATAACGACAACGAATATATAGGTTGCTTGTTGAATCGCACTCCGGGGAGCGTAAAGATACGCGCCGTATGGAATGGCTGCCGCAAATCCTATGAGTTTATACAACGCCGAAGAATGACGACGGATAACAAACCCCGCAAAATGGTCGGATGTATTCCGAACCCCTTGCCGGTTATTGAACGGTTATTGAAAAAACACGGTTACAAAAAATAAAAACAAGCATGACAATGGCTATAAAATATGTAATCAGAGATCGCAGACATAAAGAATGTGAAATATCAGTTAATAAACCTTATAATATGATCATGATCTCCCAAAAATTTGAACTTAATGACTGGAGAGAACATATGTTTTTTTTAACGCCCGAAATGGCAAAAGACCTTGTCTATGTATTGCAGAATATGCTAAAAGAAGACAATGATCAACAACCAAAATAACGCTATGGTATGGCCAGAATCAGAACCATAAAACCACAATTTTGGGATGATCTGAAGATCGGCCGCTTATCGCGCGATGCCAGGCTGCTTTACATCGGACTTTGGAATTTTGCCGATGATTTGGGCGTAGTAATAGCCGACCCCGTTTGGCTGAAGTCTAAAATATTCCCTTACGACAAAATACAACTCCAGCAATTCGAAGGCTGGTTGAAGATGCTCGAAGAAACCGGATTTATTAGTCTGCTTTCCGTTAAGTCGGAAAGATTCTATTATCTGCCAACCTTTTCCCGTCATCAAGTAATCAACAGACCTAATCTGGAGGATGTAAATATACGTAAAGAATTGTTAGACAGTGCATTAAATGAAATCACGGAACGATCAGTGAATAATCACGGAACGATCACTGAACGATCAGTGACTATAAAAGGAGAGGATAAGGAGTATATTACTACCAGTACTTCTACTGGCGTAGAAGATACTGGAGTATCTGTGAGAGATAATATTATTTCTTACCCGGTAGAAGACTATAACGCAGGCGCGTGCGAGGGGACCGAGAACCCCGAATCCGATCATCCTAAACGCAAATCCCGTAAGACGCTCCGCAAGGATGATGCAGGGATTGAAGAAGCTCGGATATTGACGTGGCGTGATGATTTTGAGATTTACAAAAACGAGTTACGCAAGGCCTATAAGACGCTCCTACAGGATGACGCTTGGATTTCGACGCAACAACGTTTCAACCCGAATCTCAACATTGCCCTCTCGCTCGAAAAGGCTTGCGTAAACTTCTGGGCAACGGAAGCCGGATGGCAGCATAAGCGAAAGCAGCGCACAAAGACTATCAACTGGAGGCAAACGCTCACAAATTCGATCAACAGCCCGCAAAACAAAGTTTACAATGACAACGGAATTAGCAAAAAAACCGCCAACAACGGCGTTAGCGAAGATTTCAAGCGTGGAGTTCTTGAAACGCTACTCAGTGGCGGCAATACAGAGTAGCTGCCGCCGTATGCAGTCGGCCGTGGCTTGTGCCGAATCCCAAATGCCGGTGTTATCTGTATTGCGAGCGACATACGGCGAAAAATGGACGGCTGCATATCTGGTACTTTGGATCGTCAATGTACAGGAGTTTTTCAATATTTCAGCCAAGATGAACGACGCACAGGTAACGGAAACGGCCTACATGATTTTGGACGATTTCTGGGCGTTGAACCTTGCCGATGTAAACCTGGTATTTACCAATGCCAAACGAGGGCAATACGGACAACTGTACGGACGAATAGACGGATCGATCATATACGGTTGGTTTCAGACATATTTCGAGGATCGATGCAATGCCTGCGAGAACCGCACGATACGGCAAGCCGAGGCTACGAGCAGCGATCACCCGGTAACAGATGCCAAAGCTGCGGAGTTTATCAAATCGCTTATCAACAAAAAAGCGGAAAAGATTGCAAAATAGACGGAATCATCGAATTGAATTTAACAGATTAAAGAAAATGAAAGTAATCGTTACCTTCTCAGGAGGCAAGGACAGCCTTGCGGCGCTGTTGTGGGTGCGCGAGCATATTACCACCAACTTTACCACCGTGTTCTGCGATACAGGCTGGGAACACCCACTGACCTATGAGTATATCAACCGTATCGCCGACAAACTGCACCTCGACTTGGTAACATTGAAGTCGAAGAAGTACGACGGGATGGTCGATCTCGCGCGGCAAAAAAAGCGCTGGGCCTCGACGCGGGCGCGGTTCTGCACGATAGAACTCAAAACCAAACCGACGATTGACTATGTGCTGGACGAAGTTCAGGACAATATGCTGATGATTCAGGGCATCAGAGGCGCGGAATCTCCGGCGCGAGCCAAGATGTCGGCGCAATGTACGTACTTCAAATATTATTTCGAGCCCTACGGTTATGACAAAAACGGTAAGCCGAAGAAGCACAGCTACCGTGGTAAGGATGTCCGGGCATTTCGGGAAAAGTTCGCCGACGATTTGCTTCGGCCCGTGTTCGACTGGTCGGCGCAGCAGGTGATCGATTACATCCTCGCCGCAGGGTTAGAGCCGAATCCGCTCTACACGATGGGGTATAAGCGCGTCGGGTGCTGGCCGTGTGTGATGGCAAACCAGCGCGAGATTCTCAATATTGCCCAACAATCTCCCGAACGTATAGCGGAAATAGCAAACTTCGAAGGAGAGTTGCACTCTTATTTTTTCGGCCCAGACAAGATACCCGCCCACGCGATTACCAGCGGAGAGAAATATCCGACAATAAACGATGTCGTGCGCTACGTCCAATGGCAGAACGCGACGGGCAGTTTGTTCGACGACGATACGGCGACCAGTTGTATGAGCTTTTACGGATTGTGTGAGTAAACAATAAAATAAAATGAAAAAATACACACAGGCAGATTTCGACGCCTTCGAGGTGATCGACAGAATCAAACAATGCCCCTCTGGAGATTACAGTGATATACGGGTATTCGGTAGGGGTTGCTCCTTCGGTAGGGGTTGCTCCTTCGGCGAGTGTTGCTCCTTCGGTAGGGGTTGCTCCTTCGGCGAGGAGTGCTCCTTCGGCGAGTGTTGCTCCTTCGGCGAGTGGTGCTCCTTCGGCGAGGAGTGCTCCTTCGGCGAGGAGTGCTCCTTCGAAGATAAAGGCGAATATATCGGCGATTATCCTTTCCTGGCTTTTGTCGGGTTCGGCTCTCGGATTGGCAGCAAGGTTTACTTTTTCAACCTGCAAGACGGCATTTATGTCCGTTGCGGCTGCTGGCTGTCGAATATAGCGGGGTTCCGGGAGAGAGTGAAAGAGAAGAATGCCGATGCGATGTACCTGGATTTATGCGATCTGGTTGAGAGGAAGTTTAACAGGAAAAATTCGAAATAACTATGCGGGCGAACGAATATCAGACACGCGCGATGAGTACGCGGCTGCCGAGTTGCGAGAATGCGACCTATATGCTTTTCGGTCTGATGGCCGAGGTGGGCGAAATCGCCGACAAGATCGCCAAATGGCGCCGAAAGGGAGTGTGCCGGCTGGATATGGATCATTTGGTCTTCAATACGGGTGATCTGCAAGAGGTGGAGGGTTACAAATCCGAACTGATGAAAGAGGTCGGGGATTGTGCGTGGTTTATCGCGGGCATTGCCGATTGCTTCGGCTTCACGCTCGAAGAGGTCATGCAGCAGAACCTCGACAAACTCGCCAGCCGCCGCGAGCGCGGCGTGATCGACGGAAACGGGGATAACCGATGATCGCTTATGATCCACGCATCACTATTCAGGGGACTTCTATAAATTAAATCCCTGATTATAAGTTGCATAAGCGGATAAA